AATTCTGAAGAACATAAAATTGTTAAAGATATTTTAGCCGATGTAATGGGCAAGACTTACAAAAAAGAACTCTCAGAAATGGAAACCATTGATTTTTTATTGTATCTTCATTTTGATGAGAACGGTAAAAAAACTCTTGAGCATAAGGCATCTATCAAAACCAAATTGTCAAAACTAAAATATCCATATAGCATTGATTGCGATGAGGAAAGATCTGTATATATTCGAACCCCTACGATATGGAGCTATAACGAACATTGGCATAACTGCGTAGGCGCAACCGATAAAATGGCAGTCGAAAAGTGCAATAAAATAAAATGAACTTCAAACAACACAGAAACTACGGCCTAACAATTTCCTTACTCGCTTCAATCGGGTATTGTTTGTTTTATACTGGATTATATTTATATCAATCTGGATCATTGGTATTTTCTTGGAAACTTCTTGAATATTGTTTAGGGCTGTTCGTCATTTGTTTTGCTGGTTCTCTCGCTCCTGATTTAGATACTGATTCAATACCTTCAAAATGGGTTGCCAGGATTTTAGCTGTTTATTTGGGGATTGTTCTTTTTTCAAAACAGATCACTGATAGTATTGGGATAGATTATGAACTGAAATGGAAGCCAGTCGCTAGTTTGATTTTTATTTTTTTAATCGCTAAAATTGGAAAGCACAGAGGAATATCACACGCTTTGTTTTGGGTCCCGCTGTTAATGATTATGTCGCTTCGCACAGGAAACCATTTTATAGGAGCCTTTGCAGTTGGGTTAGGGGTTCATTATTATTGCGACAGTATTAACCCTTGGAGACTTAAAAATTGGCTTTGAACATCCGTTATTAAGTTTTTCATACATTAAATTGGTCGCTTCGTTTTGCTGTTCCATTACACTAACTGCATCATTTGCAATTTTAATCCATTCGTTTCTGTCTTGTCGGAGGTTATAGTTTTCAAACCCTATGACAAGAAGAGTCAAGACAACTAAAAATAGATTGAGCTGTTCAGTTTTCGATAGTTTCATTTATCTTTTCTCCTGAAGCAATTAATAAAAACCTCTTGATCATAATCACCTTTATTATTGGCTACCAATTTTCCAAATTTAAAAACAGCGGTTTCGACGGTTTCATGTTTCTGGATGTTGAAAACCTCAGAAATACACTCGACTATTATAGCCGTGTGTTTTAATAACTTTTCATCCGTTATTTTTTTCTTCCATGGCGGTGCGCTTATGGCTGTACCTAAAAACGCCACTGACATGACAAGTATTAATATTAATCGTTTCATATATTTTCAATCCTTTCCGATATTTTAACAAACTCTTGAGTAAGCCTTAACAATTCCTTATTCAATCTTTTATTCTCTAAATACAACTCAACGGCCTTGTCAAAGTAAGGCCGCACGTTGTCCTTATGTATCCAGCCTTGAAAAGTGCGACCAGGAGTCCCAAAGACCTCTTCCATTTTTTTGAAGTGTTCAGGTTTTGAGAAATGTTCAACCCCGAACTCTTCAGACGCTAGTTTTTTGAAGGCTCCTTTATCCATTATTTCATTCCACGTAAAATGTGTTCAATAACTGATACGGTCCAGCCGTTGCCGATCATTTTATAACGCTGGGTGTTGCTTACTCCTTCGGTATAGTTGTCGGGGAGGGCTTGCAGGCGTTCGCATTCTGTGGGGGTTAGTTTTCTAAATTCAATTCCATCAGATACAAGTAATCCTTTTTTGTTGCGCTTAACCATAGATTTAGGGTTTTCTTTATAAATCGTTGCCGGTATGGTTTGTGATTTATCCACGAAAACAAGCTGCCTTCTTTTTCTTTTGAAATAATCCTTCGGATTGCTGCCTTTATGATAATTAGCATCAATACAATGTGCTTTATCTCTATCCACAACATGAACATTATCGACCCAAGAGATGGCACCCATTGAGGGGCTTTTATTTTCTCTTAACCCGCCTTTGTTATTTCCTCGAGGTCTTTGATTTAATTCGTTCGATCCGCATTCAATAACGTCTTTCAATAAAATTCCTTTATCTTCTGGCTGTTCAACATCCCAATTACACCAATAATTCCTTTTTCTGTTCTGAGCAGAAACAAGAGCAGAATTAATCATAATACTTTCAACCGCTAAATATTGATCAAGCTCTTTTACGATCTCTTTTTTCATAGAAGCCACATTCTCAAACAAGAAATATTTAGGTTTTAATTCGTGCAGAATATCCATTGCCGTGAAAAATAACTGACTCCTTGGATCTTTCCAGTCTAAACCTTTTCCAGCTATTGAAAATCCTTGGCATGGAGGGCCGCCAATAATCATATCTATTTTAGGAAGATCCCAATTTTTCCAATCTTCAATATTTCCTAGATGTCGGATTTCTGGGTGATTCTTTTTTGCTATCTGAATTGCATATTTGTCGATCTCAGAAGCGTAGTAATTATCAACTTTTATTCCTGCCTGTTTTAGTGCTTGCATCCCGCAAGACATTCCATCGAATAAACTTAATACATTCATTTTTTATAGCGAAAAAGATTAAAGTAAAACACACCGTACAAAAAGCGCAACACTCTGTCAACTCAAAAACGCAACTAACACAAAATAAACTTGACCCACAATTAAAAAAATACTAGAGTCGTTAAAACTAACTACTAAAACAATATGCCAGTAGAAAACAAAGCAGCCAGCCTAAGACTAGAACTCGCCAAACTTGGAAATATTGAACCAAGGGAGGCGACAGGAATTGTAGTTCCAAAATCAAAAGCGAGACTTGATAGTTGGGCTAATGAAAATACAGGCTTTGGATTCCAACATGCTACGAACAACAGTCAATATTTCAGGGTAGCCAAAAAGCTAGAGGCTGAACTTTCCTCACTTTATGAATCGGATTGGGCAACTCGCAAAGGATGCGATATGCCTGCCAGTGACATGGTTAGAAAAGGAATTTCATTCCTGCACAATGATGATGACGAGAATAGCCAGGAAACCGTTGAGCAATTAGAGGATATCCTAATCAATGAATGGTCATGGGCAAAACTCGAAACCGAAGCGATAAAATTCCAAAGGCTTTCGGGAGGATGTGCGACGTTCTATAATTTTGGTGGAACTGAAGAGGACCAACGGGACCCGATAGAAGAAAGCCAAATAAAAGAAATCCGGTCAATTAGAAACTTCCCTTCATGGCTTGCTGTTCCTCTTTCGTGGTATACAGAGTTTGATCATCCAAAACTAGGCCAACCTGAACACTATCAACTGCTTTTCAGAGATCCATCGACTTCAAGAACTGTTGTCGTTCACGAATCCAGATTGCATATTATGCAGGGGGAGACCGTATCGCCTAGCACTCGTGCCCAGAATAGAGGCTGGAATGACTCCCCAATTCAGAGCATTTATAATGCCCTTCGTAACTTTGGAGTTGCTTCAAGTGCTGTCTCTGGAATTCTCCAGGATTTTAATTGGTTCTCACTTGGAATTGAAGGTCTTGCTGATAAGGTACAGCATCAAGATGATGATTCAATATTAGAGCGAATATATCTCGCAAGACAAAAGCTCCATAGTGGTAATTTATCGCTTTATGATTCTGGCAGCGAGAGTATGGAGCGACACGGAACCCCCGTAAACGGTCTTGAAAGACTTTGGGACAGGACAGCCGAAGAGATGTGCGCGGCGTGGAGCATACCTAGGGGCATGTTTTTGACGGCTAAAGAGGGAAGTCTGGGTGGGAGCTCTGCTGAAACAGACAAAGCAAGATATTATGACATAATAGGATCACAACAGGAAACTCACTCAAGGCCCTGGAAAAATGATTTTATCCATTATGTGAGTTTGGTGAACGGGATAAATGATAGTGATATAAAATACATTTTCAACCCGATACAATCAAAAACTGATAAAGAGCGATACGAAGAGCGCAAATTTGTAGCAGAGACAGACAAGCTTTATTATGATATACAAGCCCTTTCTTCGAAAGAGATAGCTGAGTCAAGGTTTTCAAAGCCTGAAGTTGACCTCGAAACAATGAATTTAGATTTCGAGGAGCGAAATGCTCAGGAAAAACTTGAAGAGTTTAATCAAGAGAATGAAGATAAAATCCAAGAACTCGACATACAAGGCAAGGAAATCGACAATAAAAATAAGAAAAATGGTGAGCAAATACCGGACGAGCCAAAGAAAACAGAGAAAAAAGATTCAGCTCTTCCAGTAATCGAGGTCAAGCCTATAATCAATGTAGCTGCTCCGATTATTCCAGAGTTTCCAAAGCCAGTAGACCTTACGAAATTAATAGAATCAATGAACACGAAACTTGATCAAGTCGCAGCAAAAAAAGAAGACACCGTTATAAAATTTGAAGAATGACATTAATTATCCCAAAAGAAGTCAAAATCAAATTAAAATCAGAGATTCGCTCCGAGCTTCTTGAAGAACTCGGAAAGCGAGAGATAAAACTCGACAGCTCAAGCGTTGAATTTATCCTTGCAAAAACTCAAAGCCTAATCGAATCACAACAGCCAAGATTCGACAACGAAGAGCTTGTGGTCAGACTCCTAAAACAAGTAAAACTTTCAGAAGGTGAAAAGCAACTTGCATTTAACAAAGACCGGATTCTAAGCAGGGAAGTTAGAACCGATTTTATCAATGATATTTTAGACAAGATCGTAAAGCCCAAAGATGGAAAAGAAGGTACCAAGGGACAAAAAGGAAACGATGGAAAAAATTACATACTGAACGATCAAGACAAGCTCGACATTGCCGAAGAAGTCAACGTCAAAGGATTGATGACGGAGGATCTTTTCAATAAGCGAAATGCTCAGTTAATCAAGGATATTCAAAACGGTAAAATTCGTCTTCCAAATCGAAGCGGTGGAGCAAATGGGCCTGAGATAATCGCAAAGATCGATAAGGCACTGCAAACAACCGATTGGCAAAACGGCCTTCCAGGTGATGGCACTCTTTCAGGAAATCTTGATTCTTTGCAATATACAGTAGGAACAGCTGACCCAGCTTCACCACCTGAAGGATATACATCGTGGAATGATTTAGATCATACCATGAATATATCAACAGGACTAGGCCCTATTTTACAGGTAGGGCAAGAATTTTATGAAATAGTTTACAATGATACACCTTCTCAAATTGATAATTTAAAACCTGTATATGTAACTGGTGCGTCAAATGGAAGGCATACAATCGCGGAAGCAAACAATACAACCCATGAAAAATTACTTTCCATTATTGTAATAACAACAATGGATATTCCAAGTGAAAGCATTGGAATAGTAACACGATTAGGACTTGTGAGAGATATTGACACTAGTGATTGGGATGAAGGCGATAGGCTGTACGTAGATTCAACGGATGGAGGTTTAATAAATGTAAAGCCGTCATTTCCTGATTACGTAATAGCAGTCGGGCACGTACTTGTAAAAAGTGCAACAGAAGGGGTTATTCATGTTCATTCAGAAGGGAGACCTGGAGATACGGTTATAAATTTTTGGAACGGAGTTTTTAGGGAAACAATAAATTTTACAGTATCCAGTGACGGTGACACTGCCACTGGAAGTTTATCACCAGAAAACGGGCATCCAAACATGACCATGATGTTTAGTGATGGCCTATCAACTTTAATAGCCACGCCTCCTGCGACTATTGTATTAACATCGGGCACAGATTCTAATCCACAAGAAAACTTTGTTTATATCCCTAAAACCACAAAAGTACTAACGGTATCAACATCAGGTTGGCCAACTACTGAACATATCAAAGTGGCTACTTTATTTTTGAGATCGGCAACAGCGACAGAATCAACAGGGCCATTAGTAAATCATAACTGGAATGACCATATACAATCTACAACTACAAACCAAGGCCATTTAGCGCATATTTGCGAAAAACTGAGACAGCTTGGTGCTCAATGGGACAATGGTATCGAAGGATCAATGAGTGGATTCCCAACAAATGTTTATGTATCTGTAACTTCTGGCGAAACATATCAGCTTCATAAACATTCATTTCCATCATTGTCTAATCCATCAGATGATATTCATGTTGTTAACAATTTTGCAAACCCGTATGAAACTATATCAAATATAAACACACAAACTTTAGATGCATTAGGAAATTCATTAGCAAATTCTAGTTTCTCATTTGTCGTTTGGGGGTCTCAAACTCAAACATCTGCACTTTCGCATTTAATGTTGAATCTTCCAACAGGATCATATTCAAAAAATGCACCTGCTAATGCCGTTGCCGATGCGTTTAATTTTTCAGTTTACGATATTCCAAAGCAATTTCAAGGGTCATCATTTCTAATTGCTAGATTCACACTCGTATTACAAGCCGATGGTACAACGTGGTCAATATTTGATACAGAAGATTTACGTGGAAAAATACCAAATACAACCGCTGGCGGTGGTGCCGGGGGTGGAGGTGTTACGACATATCTAGGTTTATCTGATACTCCTTCATCATACACAAATGAATCTGGTAAATCCCCAATAGTTAACAACGCTGAAACTGGTTTCGAATTTCTATCAGGGTGGAACGACCTTACGTCATCATTGACAGCCGGAAAGGTTACGGGCGGTGCTGCGCCAACATGGGCTGCATGGGGAGGAACGAATATTTATACGTGGCAATTCGCGGCGGCGTCTGTAGATTCACTACAGGTTGATCCATTTCATTTCGATCATGACTATAAAATTGGTACTAATGTTTATCCGCATATACACTGGAAACCAGACGACACAAACACCGGAGTGGTTAGGTGGGGAATAGAATTTACATTTGCAATAGGCCACGGGCAAGCAGCATTCTCAACAACAACGACAACAATATACATTGAGCAAGCCGGAAGCGGAACCCAATACATGCACCAAATCGCAGAGGTTGCCGACCCTGGAATAACGCTTACAGGCCTTGAGCCTGACACATTAGTGCAAGCGAGGATTTTTAGAGATGCCACTCACGCAAATGATACTTATACAGGAGTCGCTCATGGGTTAACTGTAGATATGCATTACGAGGCAGACAGACCCTATACTTTCAGCAGAAGCCCAGATTTTTACACGCCTTAACATAATGGTAAGCAATGACAACTAGAAATACATTAGAAGAAGCGGCATTAATCCTTGCAAGGGCTAAATTCACAACTCTTGATACAGTTACAATTACAGTCTACCGAAATGCAGCTGGATCAGCCGAAGCTTTGGATTCTGCCGCCTGTATAGAGCAGTCTTCAAGCGGTTATTTTTTATGGCCATTTAGCAGCCTTACAAATGCGCCTACGAGCTTTTCAAACTACCTGTGGATTATGACGAATGGAACGCCAGCAGAAGACGTTCACGGGGAAACTTTTTTCGGAGGTTGGCCAAATTTTGTGTCAAATCTCCAAGGCGCAAACATGACAACAATAACCATCAAGGATAATCAAGCGACTCCAGTCGTCATGGAAGGAGTTTCAGTTCAGGTCTACAATTCAGACAACACACTTTTCAAAGATTCAAAAGTAACCGATTCAAACGGGGAGGCTTTATTTCTTCTTGATAATGGGGCCTACAAGATTCGTCTCCAAAAAAATCAAACAGGGTTCACAATTCCAGAAGATTTGACCGTTTCAGGCGTAACAGCTCAAGAATACACTGGAATTTCAAATGTTATCGTTTCCGGCGCAGGAGTCGATCAATGCGAAGTTTGGATGGATGCGTCTTCCCTGTCTGGGGGGGCACCTAGTAATCTAACAGGGGTTGCCACAACTGCCTCATTACCAACGCTATTAAATGGGATCTATTACATTGGTGAAAAAGTAAACGGAACCTATGATGCAGCAAATAAGCGTATTTTCTGGATACTTCCGCAAGGATCGGTGATCGAGTTTTCAATCAAGGACACATTAGGAACCACCAAAGTAAGCAAGTCAATTCCGGCTACTTCAACAGCAAACTTTCAAGATTTAGAGGACAGATGATAAGAGATAAAGCAGGTATTAAAGGTTTTGTAAGAGCTACGGTTTTTGGGCCTGATGGGAAAGTAAAAATATTTAAGCCTAATTTGTTACAGAAGTTTTTGAATTACACAGGGCTGTCAAAATATGGGTGGGTGCCTGACAGGCCCATGATTATCGAAAATCGCAACATCGTAACAAATCACGGGGATGCTCTGATTGCTGACGCTCTGTCAGACACGCAAGCAAGAACAAAAGTTAATAACGCAAACGGAGTTATTGGTGTGGGAACCGGGTATGTATCCGCAACTAAAGCAGTAACCGCTTTAGTTACTCAAACAGGATCAAATAAAGCAATGACCGCCACTTACCCAAAACTGAAAGGGACTTTCAATGCAGCCGATGATAATGTGGTCCAATACAGGGTGAACTTTCTTGCCGGAGATTTGAACGACACTGGTATTGATGAGGTTGCCTTAGGGAATGGGACTGATTTAATGGCCTACGCTCAATTTTCACCAGCTTTTCCAGTGGCATCATCCGATACACTTCAGGTTGATTGGGAACTTACACCACTGGGGGCATAATGGCTATAACATGGGAAGCAGTATCAGCAAGGATCGAAGGTGATAGAAAATATATTACTATTCGAGAATTAACAGATGGAAACCCTAGTGATCCAGATAAACTTTATTCTATTGACGACAACATAGGCAAGTCAAATAATGAATTAGCTCAAAAACTTAAAATAAAAATCAACGCCGACAGAGCAAAAGAATTAGAAAAGCAAGCTGTCATCGACGAGTTGAACCTTGAACTTGAAAATTTTGAAACCTTCTTAAATACTTAATCATGGCAATAATAGAACCCACATGGGAAACAGGTATAAGCATAAGGGGTGCTGCAGCCGTAGCATCGGGGGCAACAAGTAGCGATGCTGTAAGCTTAAAGACAGCAGCCAGAAGGCCTGCAAAAATACAATACAAAGTAGTTTTTGGAGGTTCACCGGATGACGATAGCCTTCTTGAGGCGTTTAATTCGTCCGATGACGGAACTAGTGTTGATACTGTGCCGTTTTATTCGATAGTTATACCGTGGCAAACATCATTTACTCATATAGATTCTTTTTTAACGAACAATCCGCATGTCACAATAAAACTAACAAATAATGATACAACCGATAATGTGACATTTTCGGTCTTGTATGCTGGTCTATACCACACAACTACTTAATGTCATTATTCAAACCTGAGAAAGGGCAAGGGCTTAATTTTGATCATACTGTAAACAGTGGACTATTGCTTTGTATGCCGACGGTTGAAGGTTCAGGATCGAAAACCTTTAATTTAATCGGTAATCAAAATAATGGGACCCTAACAAATGGACCAACTTGGGAGCCTTCAGAATTTGGTGGTAGTATCGGTTTTAATGGAAGCACTAGTTATATATCACTTGATTCAAACCCTACTCCTTCCTATCCATTCACTGTTTGTACATGGGTAGTTCCTGGCTCTCTCAGTGACAAACAATCAGTTTATTGCTCCGCAACCACGGGGGTAAATGTTGTTTTTGACTCGGTGGATAACCAAATTTTATCCGGAATTGCCGGTGGGAAAGCAGCAAATTATAATTCAGATATAGCAGCAGGGAAACCCGTACACGTTGCCTTTGTGTTTAGGGACGGGAGCACCGATCAGAGCGTGTACATCAATAGTGTAGATCTAACAGTTGCCTCGACAGAATGGTGGGGTTCAGGCTCAAACCGAATAGGAAGTGGAAACGCCAGGCATTATTGGGATGGATTAATTGATGAGGTCAGGATCTACAACAGAGCATTAAACGCATTCGAAGTAAAACTGTTGTCCCAAAGACCACCAGAATTATATGAGCAACAAGATTTATCTTTTTTGTTTGCAGCATTGGCAGGACTCGCGATAATAAAATCAATATCCGATCCAATAGGCATCACAGATTCAGCAAGCAGGATTCTAAGTCTAGTCAGGCAAAACTCAGAATCAATTGGAGTGTCGGATACGACAATAAGAGCCATAGGGTTATCCAGAACTGAAAGTGAATCTATTGGAATCACAGATACGGTAACGAGGAAAGTAGGGATATTTCGAACAATATCCGACACTGTAGGCATCACTGATTTAGCTGGGAAAGTTTTCAAACTTGTTAAAAAAATATCAGATTCAATAGGAATTTCCGATACTTCGTCAAGAATAATTGCATACGTAAGAAGTAAATCAGAATCCGTTGGAGTAACAGATTCGGTTTCCAGGTCGGGGTTTGCTATTATAAAATCAATTGCCGATTCAATAGGGATAACGGACGTTGTAGTGAAAACTTTAAACCCATTTTTCCAAGCATTCGCAAAACTAAAAGTATTAATTTTCGGGAATCCTAGAACCATTATTGAGATATACGGAAATCCTGAAACAACGATAAAAATTTACGGAGATCTTTAATGTCTATATTCTCTAATCAAACCAAATATACCTTGGTATCTCCTATTCGAGTTGATGATCTTGGAATCGAGTCTGGTACATTTGAATACATCAAACCATCAAATGTAAAAGGAAGTTTCGAGGCCACAGTTGACGCAGAAAACAATCAAATAACTTACGATGTAACAGCCGGAGATCTTGACGAACTTGGAACGTGGTCAATATGGGCTACGTACACCGATGGGAACGGAAGATTTACGAGAGCAAGAACAACAAAGCATCTTTTTGAAGATGATAAACGTTAATATATAGGAGTTAAAAATGACGACTGAAACAAGAGCTAAAAGAGAAATTAGACCCATAATCATTCCAACTATAGACCGTTTTCTTGGAAACGAAAACTGGAAGACTCCTAATCATCCTATTGTAGCGGCTCCAAGCGCAGCAGATGACACGGGAACGGTTTGTTGATGGGATGGCATATTTTTGCATAGCTGAGGATACATGGCAACGCGTGGTTATTGCTACGTGGGCTTAGCTTTGTAATTCATTTATTAGTTATCAAAATATCCAATTTTAAAACAATCTCTACTTTTCTCACCTTTGGAAAGAACAGGTTTAAAATTTATCCATCTCCAACAGCTTTTTGTATTGATTGGCCTTGGCTTCTTTGAGTTTTTAGATACCTTTAGCATCAAGTCATTTTCAAGAGCCTTCCACGCTTTCTTATTGCCTTTTTTCGGGATAGGGAAGCAATTCATAACCCTTACCATTAAGCCCCTGCATTTCGTACATTCTCCACCATGCTTATTCCCAATTCTACATTTGAAACACACGTGTTTATTCCTAACCCAAAAACCAACCCTGTTTCTTTTTTCGATATGACCTTCTTTTTCGAAATTTTCTTTTGACTCTTTTGTGTATAAGAACATGATCCCTTATTAGTTATTGGTTTCCACCTATTACTATGTTATGAAAACAGGTCCGCCGATTCGTTAGTAGCCGGTATTGCATAGTATTCTTTTGGCGTCATCTCTATTACTGTGACACTTGCATACATCCTGTTCACATCAAACTGTTTTAATTGTTCCTGAGTGTACTGTTTTTTCAATTTTGACCAAAAGTTTCTGAGTGATTTCGCGTCTGTTTTATCAGTGAAAAACTCCCGTCCATCCCAAGCCACGCACTTCGCAATTTGCATAACATTCTGTTCAACTCGACCGCTACCGTTCGAATTTTGCTCTTTTGTTTTACTCCGCTCTTCACTCATAATTCACCTTTTGTTTTTCGCCTGTGCGGCGGGTTGTCATGGAGTTATTCTACTTGGTACTCATATTTATCAATAATCTTTAAATCATACTTATTAAGCCCGCCAAGCCTCCACTCAATTAAGTTAAATCTATTGCTTGAATTGCTCCACTTTTTGTAATAAGTTTTGTCATCATCATTGCAATAAAAAATATCGCATGTATTCTCGTCAAACATGAGGCACCCACCATATTTAAGCTCATCAGTAATTTTAGGTGTTTGCTTTATCTTTTCTATAGCTTGCTTTTTCATAATCCTCCTAAAGTTTAAAAACGCAATATAACATTCAATAAATCACACCATAACAATTACAAACCCGCTTCAAACTGTCAATACTAAATAAACAAGCTAAAATATTGACGAACAAATAAAAACAGTATAGATTCACTAGCGACACATGCAGTAAAACGTTTCTATCCTAGGCTCTGAAACGAATAATAAAAGTTGTGTGACTTCACGGCGGTCTTAAAATGCGGGGTGAGAGTATCCAGACTGCCACACAATAAACAAAGGAGTAAAATGAAAAACAAACTAGGAAGCGGAGGCGATGGCCTGCCAGTTAAACCAGAAGAAACAGGACTGAAAGATCCCAACTTTGGCAGAAACAAACCATGCGGTGGCTCAGGATTACCAACTAGAAAGAATGGGCCAAAAGAGGTAAATTAAATGCCAATAATGATCGACGGGTATGGAAACGCAACATTTTTACAAAGAGAGGAAAATAAAATGGAACTATGGATTTCAGGGCATTATACAAAAGAATATAAGAGTGGAAACGTAGCATGGGAGCTTCACGGAATATTTGACGATAAAAAAAAGCGATTAAATCTTGCATAAAAAAGAGTTATTTTATAGCCCCATTTGAACTGAATAAAGAGCTTAAAAAAGAAACGGTCATTTGCGACGTTCATTATCCATTAGCTGAATCATGAACATACTATGCAAGCTATTAGGCCATAAAACAACTTGGACTTCAATCCGAGCTTTCAGGGATCACCCATGCACAAGAAAAGATTGCTCTTATATTGAAAAAGGTTTGAAATATCCACCTATGCCAGAATGTAAATCATCTAAGACAGAAAATAACATGAAAACAAAATTAACGGTAGAAGACATTAAAAAAAAGATTGTAAGCAAAACATTCACAACGTTGCCAAGTGGGAAATGCATTGTTTGTGAAATCATGCTTAAAAACGGGTTTAGTGTCAGGGGTGAAGCCGCCGTAGTTGATATCAAAAACCATGTTCAAGAAATAGGCGAGGCAATAGCCTTTGAAAATGCTATAAAGCAAATCTGGATAGTTGAAGGATATCTTTTACAAGAAAAGCTTTACAAGGCTAACAATTGAAATGAAAAAATTCAAAGGTAAATTCCACAGGAAAGAAGAAGACAACAAATACACAAAGGAATCACAAAAGAGCTTTAGAAAAACAGGCAAGAACCTATTACACTTTGATCCTGATACTATTTTCGTTCCTAGTTACAAAACACCGAAAGATTATATTTGGTAAAACCAAAAATTAAACCAAAGGAAAAATGAAAGAAAAAACATTACATAATTCAACAGTTTCAGGCGCAAGAGAAAACGTAAAAGATATTAACATCGTAGGGAATGGAGATCTATTTCAACTTTTGTGCAAAGCCTCTTCGAAAGAAGAAGGATGGATGAAATCAACAAAAGCAATGCAGATAGGAGGCGGCCTTTCAAGTGGGTGTTTAGTCCAGGTTACCACTCAGCAGAAAAATATAGACGGTTCATATTCAATAGCAGAGGCATTAACATTCATTCCATGTGTTAGAATAATCGAAGATATTAACGGGGGTAGAAAATTAGTTTCTTTTGACCATGCCTAAATCAAAACCATTCGCAAAACCAACCTTTCCAAATTCCATAGTCCAGGACTATGGAAAAGCTATAATCAAAGAAGTAAACCTAATCGACAATCTTATCAAAGAGATCCTTTATCCCCAACTCGATAAGATCACCAACACCAAAAGCGAAAGATTAGACTCAACTGTCAGACTTGATATTGAATTAAAAAAACTTGCAGGGGTTGACTTGGTTGTTGAATTAATAAGACGGATCAAATCAAAATTCTATGGAGAGCTCATTCCAGACGGACAGGAGCCAACGCAAAGACTATTCACCAAGTCTGCAAGGAGAATAGCAAAAACATTTATGACTCGGACTGAAGAGTTTACGGAAAAAAAGTTTGTCGCGGAGTTCGAAAATCAGACTGGAACAAAACCCTTGGCACGAGATTTAAATGTCGATATATTTCTGGATGAATCTATTGCTAGAAATGTAAATCTAATCAAAACCTTACCTAATAGATATCTATCACAAGTTACGGATCTTGTAACCGATGCTGTGAGCAAGGGCCAGCTTACTCGTGAAGTCAGGAAAGAACTTTTTAAAATTAAGGAAACAACCAAGAATTCTGCTAGACTTTTGGCAAGAGATCAGATTTCAAAGCTAACAGGTGTATTAAACGAATCACGATTACGAAAACTCGGAGTAAAAGAATACATATGGAGAACTGTAAATGATAGCCGTGTAAGATCATTATCAAATACGAATGGCGTTAGTAGTCACGCTTATTTAGAAGGAACGCTTCATAAATGGTCATCAGACCCTGTGGTTGTCTTCAAAGGAAAACGGGCAGGAACAAGGCATGCACCTACGGAAGATTTCCAGTGCAGATGCCACGCCCAAGGAGTTTACGACGACATAACAGGAATAGAACACCCCGAAACAAAAGCCGCCCGTAAGAAGTCTATTGCTTTGGGGTTGCTATAATATTCAAACGGTAATTAGTTTTTTTGAAAAATAAATCTGCCCTTTCCCCGTTACAAGAACTTTATGCGCTGTTCGTTCTTCCTCTTTGTGGTCCAAATAAGTCACTTTTTTAACTTCAAACAACCCCGAGTTCATATAGGTTTGATAAGGTCTGTTAGATTTAACTAGATACTTATTATCATAGAAAAATTTAAAAAGTTTATTCTGACCTGTTTTGAATCCTTTTTTAGTTAGTAGGTTTGCAAATTCAGCAACAGTAATAGAGTTTACACTTGTTTTGACTTGATCGTGAAATTCAATCTTTGGTTGTGCTTCTTCTAACTGTAAAGATTGGCTCTCTATTTCTTGTTTTAGGTCTTCAATCTCTTCATTTAAAAACCCTATTGCCTGTTGGATTAATAATTTCTTTTCAAGGTCTGTTTTTGGGAGCTTTGACGATCGACTTAGGTGTTGATTTTGCTGGATGTTTAGTTTTATAGCTGTGACTTCTTCCTCATTCAGAAGCGTTACTACTCCATTTTTAACTTTATCAGGGAATAACTTTTTTACATATTTTGAAACGGTTGTGTGGTGGATGTCAAAAGTATCAGACACCATGGCCACGGTCATATCATCGGTGTGATTGATGGTTAGTTCTTTCATGATTTTCTTCTCAAAATAAAAAAGCCCACTAAACAAGAGTTGCGAACACGAATACAAGGATTAATGTCTCTTATCTAATGGGCTTTTTGATATATTCGTAATTCGCACTGTTACTGTTTCAGTATTTTGGTATTAAATCAATAGTAAAAAAAACCGGAGCGGAACCAGCACAGAACCGCCCCAGATACCACCGGATGGATTGGAGTACATCCAGTGGAGTGGAAACTACCCTAACTTCTCTAGTTCCTTCTCCAATTCCTCGGTTGATTTATCTTCGAGTTCTGCATTCTTCTTTTTATGCATGATTTCCAAAATAGTATCCTTTCTCGCTTTATTTTCAACCTTCTTTTCGTTTTGCTCTGCCTCATCAAGCTTAACCTTGATAATATGTTTAACAATATCAAACTTAAGCCCTAGAACCTCATTTGCATTGCTTTTCTTGACGACAAAGCTTTCTTCTTCATTCTCTTTTACTGCTTTATTTAAAGCCTTAGCCAAATTATCAAGGCATAGATCACCTTTAATCAAAGGAAGATCCCAAAGGTCTTCCTTTGTTAGGCTTCCTCTTGAACTTTCAAATCGTAGTTTTAGTCTATCTGCTTTTTCAAACATTATGTTCTCCTTTAAAAATTAATTTTAATTGTACGAGTAAAAGCACCCGTTACTTTGCAAAAAATACTGTTTTTTTGCGTTGATGAAAATCCAAGGCCAGAAAGTTGATTATCCGTTACACTGGCTTTCATTTTTGAACCAAGCACTTCAAAGACCTTTCTATGTTCAATCAAATCTGACTTTAAGAACTCATTAAAAAAACCTCTTGCGGAATTTTCATTTTTACACCCATCAAGAATAAAAAACAGATGTTTGTTCCCATTCGCTTTTTCATCCCAATGATTAGGAGAATTCATAATCATTGAAACCTTTTGGAACTTTTGCGTTGCAACATTCCAGACTTGTTTTGAGCTTTGAGAAGAAGGCAATGACTTAACGAATTTAAACCCAGATTCTTTATTGAAATTAACAGTGGCAACACTAACCTTTTCACCCTGTCGCAACTCTTTTCCGTATGAGTAAGAATATATTTTCCCGTCATATTCTATCTGAGCAGTAAATCCAGTTTTACCTCCATTGTGTCGGTAATTATGAACAAGGAATTCATGGTCCCCTGGCTGAATTTTATTAATATCCGTGTGTATAATATTTTCAACAGCCACTTTATTTCCGGGCTGTTGAATATCAACATCAAGCATACCAGACGAAGGTTGAATTCGTCCTTTTTTATGATAATCAATAAGATTTCCGTTAGGCTCAATACAATGAGCGTCAAAATCATTTTGATTGTTATCGCCATCATTCCACTGAATGGTGAATCGTAAAACCCCTTCAACATTTCCCCCGGCTTTTTTAACTCGTTCTTTCATTGAGTCGGCAATATCACCATTATACGCCCATGAAAAGTTATTATGCCAGCTAAAAATAGGCATTGCATCTTTATTAACAGGGGCAATCAAACTCATGAGATTTCCACTATGGCGGTTCTCAAGCATCAATTCAATGCTTTCAGCTTTCGGCAAAATATCATTGATAAAAGTTGAAATTTCAACCTCATCAACTTTTTCCATTTTCTTAACATCATCTGGAACTTCATTTGACATTTCATCAAAAACGTTCATTGCCTTTTTAACTGATCTATCAGCAAATAGAACATTGTTGATTGTAATATCATCTTGAACAGCAAATCTACGCTGTAATGAATCACCAATACCTAACTCTTCAACTTTCTTTTGAGCATTTTCAATCATACTTTTTGTAATAACTGCCGTTGGACGCTTGTAATTTGTTGGAGCAACTTTTGTTTCAAAACTTCGAACAGCAAAATCGAGCTCTTTTCCATCGGAAACATCAACAAGTAATGTTCCGATTACAGAATTTCTTATTCTTGCCGCAGCTTTCAAAATTACGGATTCCGACCAGCAATAATTATCTTGATGTTTTACTTCTAATTTGTCATACTCAACTTTATGTTTCAGAAATAAATCAACAATAGACTTGTGTTCTTCGCCTCGATAAATTGACTTCTGTTCAATTAATTCAAGAACTGTCTCTACTGCATCAATTGAGATTTCATCAAGACCACGTTTGAAAACTTCTTTTCCACTTCGAATGTTTGACAGGACAGTTCCAATTTCATCTTTATGCTTTACAAATTTATTAGGCAATTTGTAATGGAAATGATCAAATTTAAGAATTCCCCCATTTTTCAATTGCTGAAGGCTGCTGTCAGTTCCCAGATTAGCCTCGTAATGAAGAAATGTATTCTCAACTTTTTCAGATTTTACGAGTTTAGAAAGTGCATCGGCTACAACCTGATAATGACCGCCAATAATAACGTCCCAAATTGAAATCAATTTATTATCAATGATAGCGACAACATTTCCACATGCTCGAATAAATTGCTTGCAGCATTGACAATCATGCTCTGTTCTTTCCCTGAAAATAGGGTTTGATCCTTCTGGAAAACTTTTTAAATAAGCACCCCATAATTCGTCTTTTTCAATATCAACACAAAACAGTTCTGATTTCGACATCTTAATGAACTGCTCATGTATTACTTTTTTAAATTGTTTGAAATTTTTCATTGATAAACCTCCAATCATCATTATCAGTTCGGCTTTGTGCCCTCTGCATGACAAAACTGTATTTTAAAACGATTTAACCTGTCAATACTTATTTAAATAAAGCAACAATTATTGTTTATCTGAATAAATATTAAATAAGTTAAATAAAAGTATTGACAATCCCAACCAGTTTGATAGGATGTATTTAACACAGCGGCACAAGGCCAAAGTGATCAACCTAATGATTGGAGAGAGTCATGAAAACTATAAACTGGATCGAAAAAGAAGGAAAACTATTTAACGGATACATGAACCAGGGAATAAAGCGAGAAAATGCAATGATATTAGCATCGACTGACATCAAAGCTATGAAATACGAACTAGTCTACACAGAGACAAAACAAGAGCTAGACAGTCTTAAAAATAAGACTCTTGTTTTTGGGTATTCAGAATGGGAAATAAGAAAAATTATGGAATTAGAAAAAATTCTAAAAAGTTACTAATCGCAAAAAGCCGGAGAGGGCGACCTCTCCTTAACCGATAGACTGGAGAGTCATGGAAAAACAAAAATCAATAAAAATGGCAGAAATTATTGGCGAACAAGTTGTTAGCTTAATGGAAAAAGGGGTAGACTATAAAATTGCAACCAAAATCGTTTTTGATGATATTAATGAAAAATGGCCTTTAGCTATGGCTGACTATATCAAATCAAATGAGTCTTGAGGAACTGCTTAGGCTTGGCGAATTCGCCATCAACGACCCAAGCCTTTTAAAAAATCACTTTGACAATGAAATTCCTTTGAGAATAGCAAAAACCATAAAAGAGGAAAACCTATTTATATTGGATTCGTTGGGTGAAGATTATTATGATAAAGAATTTATAGGACTCCTACAGTCAGAATGTTTAAGGGCGTTTAAAATATTAAAATTCTATTTATCAAATCTTAAATAAAAGCCGGAGAGGGCTAATAAACACCCGCCTTTACTCTCTCACCAGTCAGGCGGTAGCGGTTAATTGCTTCTGTGATTAACCGCTTAAATTTAAAGAGTGTACATTTTATCTAAAACAGATTAATGTTCATTCTAAACTGTGCAAGGTTTCATGACCTGCATAACCCAAGGAGTATAGTTATGCTCCTTATCTTTTAACTTCTTTTAAGGAGGTAATCTTGAAACGATCATTTTTATTCACAGCGCTAACGTTGCTATTTGCCGTGTCTGCATTTGCATTCCCGTCGAAACCGCTGCCGGGGTTCAGTGCGAATCAATTTGTTTTTAAAGTTCCTATTGTTGCTCCACCGCCTGTTTTTGCGGTCCATGTAAGTGACCCAGGGCTGGGCCAAACAGCAACTATAGATTATATTCAATCGATTTCCACGGCTGGCGCAACTTCTATCGCTGACTGTTATTTCTGTCACAAAGCTGAATCACTTAAAACCGCCTTGTTAAAATCCGGTAGTTCAGGAGGGCTACCAGTTTTTACCAGATATAGCGATACTTGGAAAACATTGAACCTTTATAAACCTACTCCCTGGACTTATAACCGACTTAATCCTGACTTGTTTTTAAGTTGAATTAAGCCGATCCAAAGTTTTCAAAGATACTAAAGCCTGATAAATTAAATTTTATCGGGCTTTTTTATTATCAGGTGTAAAAATAAATACTTGACAAAATCTTAAAGTGCTTCACCATACATAGTATGGAAATTAAAAATCTATTCCCAAAAGCTAAAGAGCAAGCGAACGATGGTCCTTGGGTGATCGAAGAGATCAGCAACGGGCTCAAGGCGCGCAATGTTACTTTGAAATATGGGGTAGTAAGAACAGCAAATAAAAATATACCAGTCCAATTTTTTGAATACGACCGTATCTTTGGGAAAGGAGCTTTTTTAACAACGGGAATATTAAAAGTAATGGACATGTTTAACGAGCTTCAAGAGTTGACTCCTGAAACTTCTGGGTATGTTTTTAAAGACGCAATATATTTGTATCATTCAAAGGGGATTTTGAAAAGAAATAACAGGTCGAATAGCGAAGAATTTTATTCTATAGAAACTCTAAAGAATAAAGCTCTAGCATCCTATCTGAAATTAGACCATCAAGATCCTGATTATGAAAGAGATTCGAATAGGAGTGAAGTACACAGTGGTTGTACCGAACTCCAAACGGTACAAGATTAGCGGGAATTTTTCCGGCACTAAGCTTTTTACGGAAATCACAAGCCAAACAGGACTATCTCACCCTGAGATGAGCCTGAACAGCCAAGATCAAATAGCTGAAATCTTATTCAACAAAGATCATAAAGTAGGGACTCCCTATGATATGATCACGACTGAGCAGGAATTAGTCGTTAAATCCTACGATAAACCGCCCGTTAAAAAATCAATAGCAACAAGACAGCATTTCAGAGGAGAAGTTGAAGAGGGGCGCAAAGCTCTGTTTCCTTTCCTGAATGTTGCTAATTGTTATTCTTTCGACCAGTCTTACTTTATCCGAACAATTGGTCAAATCAGAATTCAAGAAAATCTTGGTAATAATTCCGCACTATTTACCGGTGCTGGTTTCGGCGCAATTCAAGCGTTTTGGGGAGCTCTAGACCGCAAAGCTGTAGACTTAGCAAAATGGTTTGTAAATGATTTGAAAAAAGCCATCCACAAAGGACCAGTTAGAAAAACAAGTGAATTTGTCATCGGTGTTCTACTAGAGCATGACGGTAAAAGACTCAATCCTTCAAGAGCAAAAAAAGCAATCAGGAAACTTTTCAAAAAAGACGCTGGCGATCTTTTAGTTCGAGATTGCAAAAAAGATATTTTCATTCCCGTTGAAGATATTTCAGGAAGAATCAAAGTCGTTACAAAAGAAACATACCCGGACCTGCCAATATATCAAGTCTTAAATGCTGCTGTTTTCGATCCAATATTTTTCAAAACTAAACCAGAAGTTAAAGGGTTGGGCGTTCTTAATGGCGATATTGCAAAAAACAACAATTACTTTCTTAGAAAGAATAACCCAAATCTTAACATTACAAGTGTTGGGTGCCCTGTCCGATTATTTGACAAAGGAACTGAAAGTATCAGCCGTGAAGATTTAGCCTTGAAAGTTTCAGACCGAAAGCATGAGACTGACTTAATGGTTGAAATAGATGGGCCTTACAAACGAATTCAATGCAATCCTATTGATGAAGTTTACCAATTTGCTACAGATCAAAAATCAATCGAGTTAGCTTTTGCATCGGGGGATATCAATGGATAATTGGGACAACACAGAAACGCAAAAGTTCGACACATTAAACGGAACTTTCAACATTACAAATAACACACTAGCAAATCGACTTTGGACAGTGTTAATTAGGATGATCAGGTGGTCATTAATGAAATACATTTTGACGATTGTTTTCATGGGCATTTTAGCCTTGGCATTCGGGTACAGCCAGAAGGATAAAAAACTAGCCGAGGATATGGCGGCAAAAGCAGTTTATAACAATCCTAAAGGAATGTTTGATCTTTTCATTAAAAACAAAAACCCAAAGATCAAGATAACAAACAATCATCCTTTGTACAACTCAGAAGCCGTGAAGGAGTGGGAAGAAGAATTTAAGTTGAGTTTTGGAAGCCTATTTCAGTATATTACTATCGATGGCGAAGAGGGAAAAGAAGATTTGATCGTAATGAAAAAAGCGGCCTTTAGAATTGAAGATGAAAAAGAAGAACCTTTAAAGCTTGAATTTTCAACCTTAGTTTCAGATAGTGCTGATGATATTTGTGAATCATATTTTGGCGAAGTTCCAACGGAGTATCAAAAATCTTTCTTCGACAGAAAACGATACTGGACTATAAGAAATATCAAGGACGAATTAACCTATGAAAATGATGATGGAGAAAAATACTTTAGATGCGTAATCAATCAAGAAACAATCAACGAGTTACTTGATGAGTAAAGTATTTGTTGACCCTGATAATGGGTGTGTAATGTATGAATGCCCAGGATGTGGGTACGCTCATAGCGCTGATAAAAGGTGGACATTTAATGGGGACTTAAAAAACCCGACATTAAACCCCTCTTATTTAGTTCATGAAGATAAAAAAGCAAAATATAAAAGGTGTCATCATTACGTAAGGGATGGAAAAATACAATACCTTGCTGACTGTGGGCATGGTCTAGCTGGACAAACAGTAGAAATGAAAAACTGGTAAAGATGAGTAAAGTTGACGAAGTTTTAACAAATATAAATATATTTCTATCGACCACTACTGATAGGATAACGCCTAACGTCATTCTTTTTGTGACCGCTTTCAACGGGTTTATTCTTGGGTTCTTAACAACGGGGTATTTAGGCTTAAACTCAATGGGTATTTTTTCATTCCCGTTCTGGTTGTTTATTGAACAGTTCGTAGTAATTTGTTTTTTCTCTAGTCGATACGTTGACCTGACAACCGAATATCTAACAAAGTTTTTTCTAGCCGGTGTGATAGGATACTATGTTCAATGGCAATCATTCGGGGTTTATGTCGCTGAGTATGAACCAGAAATGTTAAAGCATATTCAGCCAGTGTTAGAAGGTGGGTCAGGAAATTTTATATTTATATTGTTTCTGATTATGGGCGTGAAGCATTGTTTTTCAGGAAATGAAGTCAAGCAGAGAACCAAAATAAATACAGATATACAGTAATGGATTATTTATCACTGGCGTTTTTCTGGTACTATTTCAATGTTGCCGCAATAACTACCATAATTATTTTCATGCTTGCCATTGGATACCAAAGATCAAGGCGAGTAATAATAAACACAGCCGAAAGGCCATTCAAACAAGATAATTCGGTGATAAAATTAATTTTGAAAGTTGCAATCGTTGCAATCGTTTGGTTTGTGGTTAGGGAATACGGGCTTGATAAATACGTGGGTCAGTTTTTTACATGGGCATCAGATTTAATAAGTGAGGCTTGGAATGGTTGAAAGATTCGACGTAACAACGACAAAAAAATGGAAGCTTGACGCCAGAGGAAGACTTATTGTTGAGGCAACCCCAACGAGATCAGGCATTTTTAAATACATTTATCCAGATGGCAGTACGGTTAGAGAGCTAAGACATCCCGACGATGTGTTTTCAAAAGAGACAATGGATTCCCTCGAAGTAATACCATACACAATTCAGGAAAACCACACGTCATTGATGACTCCTGAAGACGTCAGGGAAAAGACATACGGCACAACAATGGCCGGGGCAAAAAGAATCGATAATCTCGCCAAAATAGATATCAAAATCAATGACGGGAAAGAGATCAAAGCCGTCATGAAAGGTGAAAGCTTAGAATTGTCAAATGGGTACACTTGCGACGTTATCAAAGAATCAGGAACGTTCGACGGGGAAGAATACGACGTAAGACAGAAAAATATAATTTACGATCATGTAGCTAGGGTCAAAAAAGCCAGAGGTGGTGGAGATTGCCGCATCCGCCTTGACAGTGCTGACTCAGCTATTTGTGGCATCGAAGCCGAGAGACTTGACTCTTCAGGCGAAACTAAAAACCATCCAACAGGAGAAAGCATGGGTGAACCAACCAAGGTGATTCAACGAGAGTTGCCATCGAGAGAGTCAGGAGAGTTCAAACTTGACGCTCAAGATATTGAAATAGACGAGTCTAATAAAGGTGTCATCGATACTTTTGTTGCTCGTGAAAATAAACTTTTTACAGCCTTGGCAACTGCCAATACTTCACTGGTGGAGCAATCTGTAAAAATGGATAAAATGGAATCTGAAAACAAAGCTCTAATCAAGAGTGCAGAAAATTCGGTTCCTTCTGAAAAAATGGATCAAGAGATTGAGAAACGAACTAATCTTTACGCAATGGCCGAAGAAGCCAAGATTAAAGATTACAAGAATCTGTCAATCAAGGATTTGAGCAAACAGATTGTTGAGCAGTCGGGCTTATTCAATAAAGAAAAACTTGACAGCGTTGAGTATGTGGATTTTGCAATCGAACACATGCAAGAGGATCATACAAAAAAAGTTCTTAAATCACGTAAAAATTTAACTCTCCATAAAGGCATCAAATTCGATGATGGAAATAAAGGGGAATCCGCACTAGAACAAGCCCAATAGGAGGACAAATGGCGTACGAACCACAAACAAGTATTACCCCAAGGGTAACAAGAATACAGGGAAGAATCAATGATTTCGCCCTTCCACTAACATACACAGGTATTGCAGAAGGCGCGACGCCGATTGATGCTGGTATGGCTGTTATTCGTGGGACAGCAGAAAATGAAGTAATATTGCCAGCCGCCGCATTTACAGTCGCTAACTTCAGAGGTGTAGTCGGATGGTCCCCCGTAGACCGTGAGAAAACTTTGGTTACCGGGGTTAAGCAATATGCCGCAGGTAATACTCTTGGAGTTGGAACCGATGTAGAAATAGAAGTTCTTGTAACTGACACAGTTTTAGAGGGTACAGCAGTATGGTTCGTTCACACAACTGGTGGAGCATCGACAATCCACACTTTCAGAAGTGATATCGATACAGACAAGGCGTCTCAAATACCAGCGGTTTATTTAGAGGGCGGTGTCACTGGAGATATTGTCAAAATCAGAGTTTCATTAGGTGCTAGAATAGCATCA